ATTCAATTTCTGCGTTACCACCCGCTGACGTGCTGTAAAGACGCAGTAGACCGTTTTGACTTGCTCTAACGTCTAATGGCTGCGCAGGAGAAGTCGTCCCAATCCCGACGTTGCCGTCTATATCTATGACCATGTCAGGTGTGCCAGCTTCGTATTTAGAACGACCACCAGCAAACTTCAGAGTCATTTGACCAAACGTATCTGTGTTAGCCCACATTCCTGCGTAGTGGTTTGGAGTGCCAGAAGCATCTCTGTTTCCAATTGCAAAGCCGCCACAAAAATCATCAGCTCCCGTCGAACCATCGTCTCTAAAAACAATAACTTCTGAGCCTGTTGCGTTTGAAACTTCTAGCGAGGTTGCTCCTAAGACAGTGCTGGGACTCGTCGTCCCAATCCCCAGCGACTCTGCCGAAGCATCCCAGAAGAACTTCGGAGTCGTGCCAGTGTCTTCGTAGAAGCTAATGTCTCCACCACCTTCAATAGTCATAAAGATAGTGCCACCAGCAGGTGATTCTGTATTAGCTGTAGCTACTGAAAAATTTAACTTACCGTCTTCAGTTGTACTTGAAGCATCATTAATTGTTGCAAAAATACCTGCATATCCTAGAGAATCACCAGCATCATTATTACCTCTAAATAAAAGCATACCTATGTTGTCACCAGCAACAGGAGAAGCAGAGTCTCTAAATAAAACTAAATCAGGAGCAGTAGAACCAGCATCATTTGTACTTGTAATAATAAAATTATTAGTAGTACCTGTTCCTGTATTAAATGTAGCTGTACCATCAACAGTCAAACCATCAGCAGAAACATTACCCGTTACGTCTACGTTGCCTACCAGCTTTCCGGTTGTACCGTCGCTGTATATTTGTAGGTCAGAGCCAGCACCGAAGATGGCTTTGTCGTTGTCACCAAACGTCATGTTTCCAGTAGACGCGAAGCTCGTCCCACTAATTGCACCAAAAGCTACGTTACCTGCAGAACCTGAAAAGACTTCTGAAGTATTTGAAGCATCAGGAATAAATGTAAAAACTGAAGCACTATCATCATAACCAAAAAAGCCTAGTTTAGCTCCTGTACCATTGTGCCACTTAAACTCAATACCTCTATCTTTGTTATCATCTGTACTAGGAGTTGTATCTCCTCCCAATGTAAAGATAGGATCATCAATAGTAACTGTAGTACTATTAACAGTACTTGTTGTTCCATTAATTGTTAAGTTACCTGTAACAGCAAGATTACCACCAATAGTTGCGTTTCCTGTAGTATCGACTGTAGTAAAATCAGCAGCAGCAGGAGACGAGTCACCGATAACAGTATTGTTTACTGTGCCTCCAGAAATAGTTAAGTCATTAGCTACATAAGTATCTGCAACTGCAGTACCTTGCCAAACACCAGAACTAATTGTACCTGTAGTAACAAGGCTAGAGTCTCCTGTGTATCCTGTAGCATCTGATAAATCAAAAGCAGGAGTTGCGTCTGAACCACCTAACGAAACAGAAATACCTCCAAAAGAAACACTAGAATTACTTAAAGAACTATTACCTATATTACTTAAAGTATTAGAAGATCCTGAAATAGTCTTATTAGTAAGTACATCAGAAGTAGCAGTACCTACAAGTGTTGTAGTACCTGAAGGAAGTGTAACAGTACCACTATTAGAAATAGAAGTAATAACTGGAGTTGTTAAAGTTTTATTAGTTAAAGTTTGAGTTCCTGCAAGTGTTGTAACAGTACTATCAATAGCAAACGTAACTGCATTGCCTGACCCAGAAGTATCAATACCTGTACCGCCTGTAAAGGTCATAGTCTCAGAGTCTAGGTCAATACTTAATGCTCCACCTGAGTCTGCTTGAAAGTCTAAATCTTGAGCAGTAACTTGAGCATCTACATAAGCTTTAACAGATTGTTGAGTAGGTACGAGCGTAGCACTATCTGAAAACATATCATCTTCGTCTGCAAAAGCTGTAATAGTAATTGTACCATCAGATAAGTTAGCGTAAGTAATATCGCCTGCACTAGAGCCACCGATAGTAGCACCATCAATAGTACCACCATTAATATCAGGAGAAGTAAGAATTTTATTAGTTAAAGTTTGTGAGCCTGTTAAAGTAGCTACTGTACTATCAATAGCTATACTCATATCGTTAGTCGAGCCTGTGGTATCAATACCAGTACCACCAGTAATTGTTAAAGCTTCAGAATCTAAATCAATACTTAAAGAACCACCAGAGTCACCGCTAAAGCTTAAAGATTGTCCTGTTATTTGAGAATCTACATAAGCTTTAATACTTTGCTGTGTTGCAAGGGCTGTGTCGCTGTTTGTCGAAAGATCGTCTTCATCTAAAATTACAGTGACAGTAGATCCGCTTGTGAGAGTGAGGCTATCAATGCTTGCTGTACCATCAATATGTAAGTCTTTAAACTGGAGGCTTGAGGTTCCAAGATCAATATCGTTAGAAGTAACAGGAACAATAGAGCCATCTTGAAATCTAATCTGTTCGACAGTCGCACCAGAAACTTGAACATATACTCCCCACCTATTATTACTAGAATCAACAACTATTTTATTTAAAAAATCTTGGTCGCCAATAGTATGAATGTTACCGCCTTCAGCAGCAGTTCCATCGTGTCTATGTCCAGTAGTACCTGAAGAAGAATAAGAAAAAGCAGTTACAAGCTGGTTGTACTCATTATTAAATAATGAAGCACTAATTGTATCTCCATCTGAAAAACTACTTTGTCGCGTATAACTTGCCATATTATCTCCTAGTTGATGGAACGTAGTCTATATACAAACCATTAATAGCATAAGGTGGATTTTTATCTTCTGATCTTAGTCTAAAACTTGCGGTGTAGCCGCCTCCTTGAATAGCTTGTCTAACCATTGGATCATTAGTAGCTCCAAAAACTGCATTTATTCCAAATGTGCTTTCACCAAAAATAGCGGGTATTGGTACAGAAAGCAAAGTATAATCTAAAGGTTGAGGAATGTTAGTATCTTCATAGTCGTACCTAACTCTTAAAGTAGGTTGAGCTGTTCCTTCAGGACTAACAGAAATTTTAATGTATCGCATATTTTTACGAGTGCCAAAATCTCCAAAGTCATAGTTAGGAGTTTTGTAAGTAGCCCTTATGTTAGCTTGTGATCCACTATGTAAAAAATGATTACCATCATCATGTGTATAAATATAACCTTGACTATCACCATGAAAGGTTTGTTCTATACCATTAGCATTAAAACCTGATGTAATTGCTCTTGCTTGTATTCCTTTAGTTTCAGACCATTCAAATCCATTAGAAGTTAATGAACCTATAATTCCTTTTGAATCCGAAGCAGCCTGAGTTCCTGTAGTATAAAAAATTCTGTACTGTGATTTTTGCCTTAATACAACACTGTCTACAATAAAACCATCTATGCCTTTAGCAATATTTTCAATGATACTTTGTATTTGTCTACTAACGCTACCTAATTCAACGTCTCCAATACGTGCTGTACCTGCAATTGTTCTAACACCATCAGGGCTTAAAAATACTAAGTCACCTGCAATTTCTTGAATACTATGATTGTCTAAGCAGCCTACGTTTTTAGTAACAGGTTGAACTGCAATATTATTTAAATCATTAATGTTTACTAATTTATAAATACTGTTTTTACAAAAAATAATTAAGTCTGCACGAAAAGGTCTAAGACCAATAACTTTATCGTCTAGCTTAATACTTCCTGCACCTGTACCTCCAAAATCATCAGGAGCATCTGTATGGCTGTAATAAATAGTATTAGGGTTGTTACTGTCTCCTGAAACTACTAAGTGCCTGTCGTGCATAGTACAAACTGTAGGATATACTGAGCCATCAACAGTTATTTCTTTTGCAAAATAAGTTCTAGTAGTTAAGGCTCCAGAGCCTGTCATTTTAAAATAAAAAGGCTTAGAAGAAGAACCTTCATCCGTAATTATTAATTCTCCGTAATCACTATCTCCTTCATATAATGCAAAAGTACACTGGCCTTGACCTGTTCTAGCTAAAACACTCCTACCTGTAAAAGTAGAATAGTTATCACCAGAACTATGTACAGAATCTCTGTTAATTTGTAACCATGTTATACCATCTAATGTAAAATAAACATTAGTTCCTGAAGTAGCTATCAAACCATCTGCATATACAAAAAGACCTAATATTGGTGAAGTTCCGTTAGGTCTTGTAGCATCATCTCCACCAAAAGCTGAAAAGCCATTAATTCTTCGGTAGCCTCCATCTGAGTCTACTTCAAAATTTTCTAAGTCTGTTGCTAGTCCCGGCTGAGATAACATCTCAAATTGATTAAGGTTTGTGTTTAAACCTCCGCGACAAGAAACACCAAAGGGTAACGAAGCTGCCATTAAACAAACCTTATTCTATCGTCTTTAAAGTATCCGGGTGCTGGTTCCATTAAGTTTAGCTTCATATTCTTAAGACCTTTTTTATAATCTTCATTTGAAAAAGCAGCAGCTTGTGGATTATCTTTAAATTGATGTACATAGTATCTAGCCCTATTAATTAAAACAGGAACATATAAATCTGGAAAAACTACTTCATCAGTATAAGCACTTAAGGCCGTAGGTAACACATAAGCATAAAACCAAATTTTATATGCTTTATCAGGAATAGGACTTAAACCAAACTTACGATTATCAGGGCTTTTAATAACTCTATCAGGAGTACCGTAACTTTGAGTATCTGCATCATCGTTATTTTGACCAATTCTAAAATAATCTTTCCATTCTTCAATAGTTGTATATCTTAGATTTCTAGATGTATAAGGAGAAGTTTCTCCTGAAACACCTATTGTAGTCAGTAAAAAGTTATCCCAATCAATATAACTGTAGTCAGTTGTTAAACTATCTGATGCAGGTTTAAGTTCATACCAACGTGTACCAGCTACAGTTTCAATATTTACATTTCCATAATTAGGGTCTGAGGTTCCGCTTTCTGCAACGGCTAAAAAAGGCCACTGTGCTTCTTCATTAACCATGTCTAAATATGCTCGGTTAATAAGATCTTTAACGTGACTTTGAATTCCTACAGACGTAGCAAAATCTGCGCTGGTTAATTCAACTTCATTAATTTCACGCAGAATTTCATTACACAATTGTAAATATGTAGTAGCCATTATTTTTTATGAACCTTTTGTATTGGAAAGTCTACTGCTTTACTTGCGCCTTTATGTGGCTTAAAGCCTTCTTTAGGGTCTTTCATAATTTTGTAAGACTTACCGTTTTTCATCCAATGATAACCTTCAGGTGCAGGTACTTTCATTAGTAAGCCACGCTTTTATTTTTACCGGCTTTTGCACTACAAGCTTTTTCCATAGCAGCAATGTCAGCTTTACCACTTTTAGATTTTCCACCGTGAGCGTAACCGCCTCTAGGCTTTTCCATTTTCTTTTTCATATCGGCTTGCATGTTTTCTACCATAGTGCCGCCACCCATGTAACCGCCTCTTTTATACATACTTCTCTCCTGATTAAATATAGAAGGTCTAGATGCTTCAAAAGAACTTATAACACTCCACATAGTAGGTTTAGGCGCTGCTTGTAAAGTTTTTACTTTATTTTTTAATTGCCTAAAAACACCCATTAATCTTGCTCCATGCTAAAAGTTTTAGAAGTTTCTCTAGCTATTTTTAATTCATTCTTATTACCAAAGATACGATCATAATTTTCCTGATATTTATCCTTATCAAAACCCTTACGAAAACGACTATCCTTAGATACAATCGCTTTTCTAAACATTACTGGATTTTCATTATTACCTATCTGTGGCATACTAAATTCCTTTGTAAAAGATTGGGGGGCTTTTACACCCCCCGTTCTTATTAGTCGATTCCGTAGAAAGCTGAAACCAGAGCGTCTGGCCGCAGTACTTTGGCACCGTATACGTGAAGACCACGCACGATATCACCAAAGCTATCCGGGTCACGAATTACTTCAGTGCTGGTAATCGTCTGAGCCGTAGCTGTAGAAGACATATGACCAGCAAGACATTGACCTGCAGCGTTAGTAGTTGCAGCAATGTTGTTAGTTTTATACATATCAAAACCACGAAGCTTACCAGAGCTTACCAAACCATTACGGATGGAACCCTGACCAGCGTTGTAGTCAACTGACAAGAGCTTAGAAGAACTTTGTACAAGTACTTCATAAAACTCAGGATTAGCTAAGAACCAACGACCTTCTTCAGGAACATTAGCTTCGTCAAGGAGACGGGCCATATGAGAAAGAACGTCAATAGGGTCATGCTCGCCTGAAGCAAAGCCGATGTCCAAGTTACCAGTACCGTCGAAGGTGCCAGCAGCAAGGTCAGTTGCACTGTCAGAACCAAGGATGTGGTTCGGGCTTGCAGCAGAAACACCAGCGATCATAGTAGCAATTACGCCTTCGTCAAAAGCATCACGCAAAGCGTAAGCTGCTGAAGAGGTTGCTACATCGCGGAAGTTTACGTGCGACATGTTTGTTTCAATATCATCAACGATGAACTTGAATGCGTTAGCAGTATCAACAACAAGACTAACTTCTTGGTCGGTCAAAGCTGTTTTAGCGATATCTGCACCACGCTCATACTGATAAACAGTGATGACAGGTTCTTTGATGATTCGTACAGTGTCACCATAGCCAGAAATCTCACCAGCATAGTCAGTGTTCGTAATAGCTTCTGCTACCGAAGACTTCCTAAAGAAGTTGAGTACTTGCTTAGAATATACTTTGGGTAGGAAAAACGAGTTAGCTTGTCCTGCTACTGAATTACCAAAGTTACCATTAGTGTCTGTACTTTGCTCAAATAGAGCGTCTGATTGGTTATAAGCCATGTTATATTACTCCTAAGTAGAAAAGATTATCCTCTACGAACTCTTCCCTCTTCCATAGCAAGTTTGATTTCATCTTCGACTCTATCAAATTGATCAAGGGACATTTTCGCAATTTCACTTTCTGTCCAGATCTTAGCTTCCTTAGCATCTACATTGGTTGTTTTGGTAGATACCATATCTGCTGCAGAACCACTCTGCTGTCGAGCTGAACGTCTTTTTCGAGTACTTTGTCCTTTACCAGTTTCTAACTTATAAAGATCTAACGCTTTAACAGCTAAAGTAACATTATTAGGATTATTATAAATCCAATCTTGTATTTGCTCAGGTTGTTCTTTAGCCCAGTCATGAAAGTTATCGTCTCCTCTGATATCATCAAAGTCAGGATGTCTTTCTTGAAGAGCTGCTTCAGCTTCACGCGCTGCAATTTCTGCTTCTCGTTGTTCAATAACAGAAAGCTTAGATCGCAATGCTTCTACTTCTTGCTGGCTCCTCATATGAGCTACAGTTTCTACTGTGTCATACAAATCAGGGTATTCTTCTCTAAACCGATCTAGGTCTTCTTGAGACTTAGGAGCTTGATATACAGGTTCGGCTGCTCTAGCCTGTTCCATAAGTTCTTGCTCTTTACGTTTAAATTCAGAAAGCTTCTGATCGTAATGTTTCTTTAAATCGTCATAACGCTTTTTATAGTTAGTGTTTGGTTCATCCTCAGTAGAAGGGGCCTTTTTGCGGGTAGCCTTCTGCTGTTGAGGTTCTTCATCTTCTTCCGGGTAATACAAGCTTTCTGCAGCACTCAGAGATTTTTTTCTCTGTTGTGTGTTGTGCCACGACTTACGTGCATTATATGGGTTTGCGACTTCTTCCTCTTCGTATGCCTGTTCGGACATGGTACTCTCCTTTTCTACGGGGCTTGTTTCTTGCAAGGTAGCCAATTTCAAACGTCTTTAAAATCTGGGGCTTGGTACTACAAGGTAGCCGTACTATTTATCGCCTAAGGCTAGGAACCTGATTAGACATTAACATAGACTTATTAACTTCGTCATCTGTTGATCTAAGCTGGCCCATAGCTTTAAGCTCCTCTTCGGGATCTTTAGGCATTCCTAAAAGACCTCCTAGTTGGAAACCTCCACGGGCTTCCCCACCATCTGCCATTCGTTCTGCATCATCCATCATCATCTGAAGATTATCTGCACCGATTTGGTCAGTGGCTTTTCTGGTAATAACAAACTCTCCATCGCTTAAACGCGCAGGAATTGAGTCTGATACACCTGTTCCGGGGCCTTCTACCTCTCCAGCCCCAGAAAACTCTGATGCAGTCGTTACGACCTTATCAAAGATTTCACTGAGCTTTGGATCTGATTCCAAAGCCCCTATTAAGTATTCTTGTTCTGTTGTATCTAAAGATTCATCGAGTACAAAGTCCATGTAGTTTTCTTCCATTTGTTCATCTGGAAGTTGGGATTCTGCTGCGTTTGCTTGTTCTTCTGGTGTATAAGTATCCTCAGGTGCAACAAGCATTGAACCTTCTGCTTTTTTAGTTCTTCCAAAAATAATCTGTCTCATTTCTTTTTGATCTTGAGGCGAAACAGTTTGTTGAATAGCTTGCATAACTGTTGATTTATCAGCCCCTTTAAGAAACATAATAGAGTCTTGTTGGCTCTTTGATGTAGGATCTTGAGCATCTGTAACTTTATTTATGATGATAGATTTCTCAGCTTCTTTTGCTTTACCTTCACCGCCCAGCATAGATCCTTCTGCTTTTTTAATTCTTGGTCCTAATTCAGGAATAAAATCTTCAAAAGCTGCATAGTCATCTTCTGATAGACTATCTGTAAACTTTCTTAAATCTTTTGCACTTAATGAATTCATATAGTCTTCAATATCATCAATGTCATCAAAGTACTGAAGATTTTCTGCTACATCTTCAGGCGTCATTCCTTTAATAGCAGCCGTATTGTATTCCATCATTTCAGATTCAAAATCATCAGCAGCACCTAATTTAGCTCTAGATTTTGCAGGAAGAACTTCTAATACTTTATTGAATTCATCATCAGATAGTTCATCTAACATATAAGGATTAGATTCAACTTGCTCTTGAATTAATTTTTGCTGCTGTTCGTTTTTTATAGTTTTATCTTTTAATTTTTTAGCAACTTCAGGAGCTTCTTTAGCTAACTTAACAGCCATAAAGTCTGCTACTTCGCTAATAATTTTACCACCTAAACCATATTTTTTACGGTTTAACATACTTTTAGGCATCTTTTCTCTCCAATTCTGCTTTCACGTTATCCTTCAACTGCTCTAGGCGTTCCAGAGAATTCAGCCTCCCCTGACTGCGGTACAGCTCCAGTTCCGATGTTGCCACCGCCAGTACCCGTAACTCCAGTGTCTTGACCTTCTGGAGGTACTCCTTCAGGGCCTCCCATGCCTCCGGGTTGTTCACTACCGGGGCCAGCTTCCGGGCCAGTTGCTTGTCCAACATTATTTTGCATCCCTATAATTTGAGCCATTAGTGCTGCTTCTTCAGGATCGTTAATCAGTTCATCTGGATCAAGATCAAGACTGTAAGCAAGTTCGCTAATTAGCTTGTTCATTTTAATAAACGGTGCAATAGCAGGATTCTGAGCAGTCTGCAAGAACATAGTCAAGCGTTGGCTACGTACTTCTTTTTGCATTAAGCTATTTGTACCAGTGGCTTTTACTTCTAAATCACCTTTAACATCCAACTTAGATTCTAGGAATTGCATGTTCCACTGGAAGTATGCTTCGCCCATAGGCTTAAGTAAGAAGTCATCAAGATTCTTAATTACAGTTTTAATATTAAGGGATGCTGCGCCAAGTAGCATGGACATGCCTGAAGCAGTTCGCGTCATGCTCTGAACGCCCGTCTGACCGTGTGAATAGCTTGGAATACCTGTTTGTTCGTCTGCAAGCTGTCTGAACTTATCAAACATCATCATGTTTTCTTGTGAGGTATTAGGAAACTTCAAGCCATTAATAGCTGTTCCGGGCATTCCTGCTTGTCTTCGGAATACTTTACCCGGATATATTTCCATGCTTTGACCACCCACAAGAGCAGTTTCGTCTACATCAAAGACTAACGATCCTGATAACGCTAGGTTGTCTATTGCCATGCGAGCGTGACCATTCATGATCTTTTGAGAATCATCCATATTCTCAGCAACCCCGATGCCAAAAAAGCTATAGGGGTTACGCTCATAGGGAAAGGCATGATAAGGCAACCTGAAAGGCGTGAACGGATTAATTACTGCTCTTAACATTTGACCATTGCAGATCCAAGCGTTTACTTGTACTTCATCTAGGTCATCTACTTCCTCTGGTATATCCATACCAACTTGGCGAGCATATTCTGCATCAATAACTCCCCAATACTCTAGAACTTCAAACTGTCCTGACCCTGCTTCGTCTGAGCGGTGGTCATCTTTCAGTTCTTGTTCATAGTCTTTTTCTTCGTAATTAGGCCCCATCATAAGAGCTTCACGAATTGCATCTTTATTAAAGTATGGCATCTTTGCCAAAGACCGTAACTTAGTACGATTCATTCTGTGTCTGTGAAAAATGTACTCTGCTTCGTTTATGTTTGTAGCGTTAGGATCAGGAAAGAAATCCCATATGCTGACAAACTCAATACGAGGAACGCGCACATCAATTGGAGAATATCTCCTAAGTCCTTCTTCATCTTCTTCCCAACGACTGAGTGTTTTATTAAAATTAAATGGTCCTTTTATAATGCCTGTTCCAAATAAGGCAGATTCAAATAAAGCATTGCGAATTTCACTAGCTCCATTTGATTCTTCAATTTGATCATGTATTAATTTTTCTAAACGCCTAGCAGCTTCTTTAGCAGGGCTTACTTGTGGTATTTGTGGGTCTGTTGTCGGCCCATCTTTAAGTTGTTCTTCTGCTTTCTTTTCAATTGCTTTTTCTTCAAAACGTCCTGACCCGTAGGTCGCTCCGGGCTTAAGTACACGCCCGTCACCTTCGTAACCAACGTCAAAAGGATTTTCCTTTTCTTGTTCTTCTTGACTTGTTTCAATTCCCGGTAAAGGATTTTGTGCATCTAAATGTGCATACTCGCTAATACCTTCAGGTACTTTAGTTTCTGAAATACCAATTGGAAATTTACCGGCTCCAAAGATAACATCTACAAGTTGTCCGAAAGCTGCTAAGACTTTTGTTTTAGTTACTTTTACGAATACTCTAGACTTTTCAGATTCTCTAAAACGTACATTTTTACCGTAAAGACCACGATAATTGTGATAACCATCTAGCCAGCGTTGTTCGTCTAAGTCTCTAGCACTTTCAGCTTGTTCGTATCTATCCATAAGAAGACCAACAAAGTTATTACGCAGTGACTCTTCTAAAGTCAGTTGCATACCTTGTTCGTCTTCTACTTGCTCAAAGTATAGCTCGTTTGCTGTTAAGCTATTTTCTTCTGCCATATATTAATATCCAAAATCTGCATCTGCAGGTGTATAAGCTTGTTCAAGACGCATATGCCTTAACTGAGCTAGTGGGTCGTTTACTCTTGGCCTAGACATAATAAGATACCGTAAGGCATCATATGCGTGGTCAGGCGCATGAGTATCGACATCTTCAGGGTTTGATTTGTCTAAAGGAATGCCTTGAAGCTCGCGTATCAGGCTAGGACAGCTACTGAAAATCTGTAATCGTGGTCTTCCGCTTGGCTGCAGCCTCAAGTATTCGTGAATTTGGATTTTACCCTGTATTCTGTTTTTATCTGCTCTACGTAGCTTGTGGCCTTGTCGAACTAATGTTTCTCCGACTGTAGGGCCTGTAGTACCTGTTCTAGCCCACGCAGCAGTATCTAGAACTCCTTGGACAGAAAAAGGGTCTGAGAGTTCCATCTGTGTTATTATAGAGCCTAAATCCTCTCCTGTCAAGCCCTTACGGTATAATTCTCGATAGACTATTAAGGTTCCGTCGCTTGGGTCTATTGCAGCCCAAACACAGGCTGATTCACTAGCATAACCATAATCGATACCTTTTACCCTATCCCAGTGTATTGGAATAGTAAAAGGTGGTATTACATGTTCTTCTAAACTAAATTCGGTAAAAGCTGCCCCCTCGTTTACGTCCCAGTTTCCTTCAAGTAATTGCTTACGTTGCGTTGGGGGCAAAGCTTTAAGCATCTGCTCGTAACGACCATCCGTTGCTAAGAATGGATTATCTTCTAGACGAGCTGGTATAAACTTACGTGTTAAACCATCTGCACCCATAAAACTAGTATCGGGGTCTGAAGGTTCAATATATCTTTTCTTTACCCAATGTGCGCCTACGCCACCGGGGTTAGCAGTACAACGCATATAAGGTATAATTTCACTATCTGTAGTACGAAGTCGAGAGGCTAAGTAGTTCCAAGAAAACTCAGTAGGCAAATGAGTAATTTCATCAAAACCTATCCATGAATATGCTTGACCCTGATAACGATATACATCTGCATCTCTTTCAAGAAAACCAAACTCTATCTTAGCTCCGCTTGGGAAGTTCCAAAGCTTTTCTACTTCTCGATACTTACAGCCCGGAAAAGCCTTTGGATATAACTCACGAGACTTATCAATTAACTCTCGTAGCTCTGGCATAGACCGTCTAATGATTAAGGCCCTATGAGCGGCCCTGTGAGCGTATCTGAGAGGATCTACGAGCATGGCATAGGACTTACCACCCCCGGCTGCTCCACCGTACAGAACGTCTGTCTCGGACGCTGCTAGGAACTCTGTCTGAGGCCCTTCGTTTGGAGCAAATATAACATTATCTTTAGCTTCTTCTTTTAAAGCTTTAGGAGTTCCTTCAAGATCTTCTTCTGTTGTTATTTTACTTGCGTTAGGATCTTCTAGTTTCTTTAGGGTTGTTTTGCTTTTCTTGACAGACTCTTTATAGGATTTTAATTTTGACTCGGCACTAGCTATCTTTTTTTCTTTTTCACGTATAGCTTTATTAGTAGCTAGTTTAGCTTTGGTATGACTATGATAATTATATCCTCGACCTTTAGCACCCTTTGGTCTACCTCCTTTTAATCGAGGTGTACCGTCTTTCTTAAATATAAAAGAACCTGCTGAGTCTTTTAGGTATTTATCTGGATTAACTTCCCAGTCTTGCATCTTCATCAATCTTATTTTTTAGACCTTGATAGCTTAACTTACGTCCTGTTTTGTATTCAATCCAAGCAGAACCTTCTCTAAGACTTAATACTTTATTTTTAACTAAACCTTTTATTTCTTCTAAAGCTTCTAGTTCTTCAGGAATTTCAATTAGTTTATCTTGATCTTTAACATAACCAAAAGGTGCAGGGCCTTTACGCTTCATCAAATTCACCTTCAATTATTACTTCTTTTTTAGAAGGTAATATAAATAAACCTCCTTCTGATTTATGATTAACATCTAAGCGTTCTGTTTTACCTAACCCTACTCTATCTAAAATAGTTTGAGCAGCTTGTAGTCTCATGTTAGCCTGTGGAATAGGCACATCTGAATTCATTACTTCAACAAGTTTTAAAGCAGCTTTTGGAGCTGACTGAGCTAGGATTCCTTCAGCTAAGTCTAGTATTTCTTTTTTAAGAGATTTTACAACCTGATAATGACCACTATTATACCCAGCCAACTCCGCTGCCTTCTTCGGATCACCCCCTTGTTCTACCAAGTGGTTTAAGAAAGACTGTTGTTTTTCTGTAAGTTCTTTATTCATGTCATTCATTATAGTGCTGTTGACGTATTTGTCAAGTAAAAAACAACTTGACAAAAAGCTATTCTGACTATATACTAACGTAATCGGTCCACCCCGGTTACATATAGATATATAGTATGTACTGTCTTTAAATACCCGCTATAAATACTTTAGAATACCCGCCCAAAAACTTTAGAGTCCCGCCCCGAGTATTACTTGACACTCTGAAGTTCTGTAAAATGTATAAGCATTAGTATATATAGGGGGTACCCCGGCTGGCCTCCTGCCTCCCCCTGAGTCTTTTAGACTCAGAAGTACTCTAAAGGAACTTTAGAGTAGCTAGGTGTCACTCCAAAGGAGTGAAAGTAGAATCTATAGATTCTAGAGTTACTCTAAAGTTTCTTTAGAGTACTTGGAGAGTCTATAGAATCTTTTAGATTCTAAAAATCTGTTGACAGAATCTAAAAGATTCTGAAAAGTCTTTAAAGTATTACTTTAAAGAACTTGAAATCTAAAGATTTCAAAGACTTCCAACCTTTTCCTCAATCTCCATAAAAACTCCATAGAGTTTTTAAAATTTCTCCAATCTTCTGTGATATCTTAAACGATATCAAATCTAATAAACCAAAGGTTTATTAAAAATCTCTAAAGTTACTTTGTAACTTTAGAGGGCTAATAGTTAGTTTTAGAAGATTTAAAAGATCTGAACATTGTGAAGATCTTTTAAATCTTCTAAAACATAACTATTAAAACTGGAGAAAACAACATGGCGAAGCCAGCTCAAAACCAAGACCGAATAGCAACTGCAAAGCAGTTTCGTGCAATTGTATTTAAATTTGCAAAGCAAATTCAGGAGCTAGAAAATATCCAAGATATTTACTGGTTTAGACTGTGGAAACAAGTTCAGGCTGTCATTGCTAGTAACAACCCAAAGGGTGTTACTTCAGGACAAGTTTCCAACTGGTTTAGTTCTGACGAACTACCCAAGTATTTAATTGCAAATTTGCAATTAGATTTTGAAGAAAAAGGTACAAACCAGAAGTCTAAAAAGACTACTGCCAAGCCGATTGCTAAAAAGGTTTCAAAGAAACCTGTTAAGAAAACTCCAACGGTTTCAGAGAAACCCACCAAGACTCCAAAGGAGTCTCCGAAATTTAAAGAATTAGAAGCACGTATGACCTTCATAGAAGGTGAGGTTTCGGAAATGTCAGAGTCTATCCAGACTATTAAGTCTGGTATGGAGTCTATATTAGCTCATCTTCAGGGCTAATTTAAATAACTTAAAAGCTCTTATTAACTCTCAAGTTTCTTGAGAGAGTTAATAAGAGCTAAAAGGCCTCGGCCAAAGGAAACGATATGAATTTTATTGCAGGTATATTGTTTAGTTTATCTTTGTTTTTTATATATTATGCCAGTCAAAATTATGAGACTGAGATTGGTGCTGTTATAATTTGTAGTTTATCAGGCTTTATGATTGGTCTTATTTTAACAATCTTTATGTTGGCACCACAATCTAAGAAAAGAAAGAAGTATTATGTCTAGGTATGAGACAGCAGAATGGAAAGAATTAGTAAGTTTACAAAATAGAATGCCTCAACAGGACATTTTAACTATTACTGGTTTTATGGACCATAAGGAATTTATAGAACATCTTGAAAGATACCGTGAGTTTTTAGGAGTTTAGATAACTTAAAAGCTCTTATTAACTCTCAAGTTTCTTGAGAGAGTTAATAAGAGCTAATGAGCCGATTTGGTTTTCTGGGTTTGGTAACTTGCTGTAGATAGGCTACGGAAAAAAGAACCCTGTAAATAAATCCTCCGCGTAGAGGTTAGGTTTTATAAATAGCAGAGTTGCTCCTGTGAAATTATAAACGTGATTCAGAAAACCATTTAATATCCTAAGTATGATATAAAACTGCTTATTAAACTACCATGGAGGTAACAGGGCGGGACAGTGCGGGACTGTAAATCCTGTGGCATATACTGTGAAAGTGGCATATGCACCCTTAAAGCTGTTTGCCGTGGCGCTGGTGCGACTAGATGAAACACTAACCACGAACTGTTACACGACTAAAGCATGTCGTAAATCAAAATGCTACCTTCACGCTGATATGGGGTTGCAAACCTGTAAAAGTATTAGGTAGACCTGAGCATGTCTATAAACTGCTTACCCATTTTAGGAGAATATATGAAGACTATATTACATGTTAATCAGCATAACATCCGAGCCAATAGTAAAGGTTCTGACTTGCCGGTGCTTACTGTTAAAGATTACAAACAAAATAGGAGGTGTAACGAAGCAACAATTAAAGATTCCGAAGGTAATGTTGTTGCTAAATTAGTTTATCGTCCTGATAAACCTTTGAGTTGTGGTGCTAAGGTTTGGATTGAAACTGAATTAAATGTGGAGGTGTTATGATAAATTTAAATAAAAAACAACAGGTTTCATTGCTCCGAAAATGGAAGCAAGAAAATAATGGAATGAGCTTTTTGCAATTTAGAAAAACTGTTCAGCCTACATTTGGAATGGATGGTGCCGTTGTTGTTAAATGGAGTTCTATGTGGCTTGCAATTGAATCTGATGGTTATGTACATACTTAAGGAATTAAAATGTCTATACATTTCAGTACGATGACAGGGAAACTTAAAGGGATTCCCGCAATAAACACGAACACTGTGACCAATGAGTTTTGTATCAAGATGAATAAATCTGATGCTATTTGTAAGTCTTGTTACTCAATGAATATGCTCAACGGCTCCAGAAAAAACTGCCAGCCAGCCTTTGAAAGAAACTCAGTATTATTATCTCAAGTGATATTAGAAGACTCAGAGATTCCAATAATTAATGCGGCTTTCTTTAGGTTTCACGGTCACGGCGAGTTAATAAATACTAAACACATGATTAATTTTCATAATATTGCTTTAAAGAATCCGCACTGTAACTTTGCATTGTGGACAAAGCGCAGGGTTATTATTCGTAACTATAAAAAAGATTATAAAGTACCTGATAATCTTATATTAATTTATTCCAATCCAACGGTAAATGTTGTTAGGATAATACCACCTAAAGGGTTTGATAAAGTTTTTAATGTTGTTCAAAAGGATCAGTATCAAGACGCACAAAACTGTACAGGTCAAAACTGTATTGATTGTTTGGCTTGCTACAAACAAAGCGGTACAAATGTTATCACTGAAGCTATCAAAAAGAGGAGCTAATATGTCATCAAATGAACCCGGAAAGTTTAATGTAAGTTCTAGATATAAGGAGTATATTATTGATTTAATTAATGAATCTCACAATCAACTTAGGAATGAGTTTAAATATTCTAATCAGAATCAGTGGCGTGATGCTCGGAAAGCTCGGAACAAATACAATGAAGTTATCGTGGAGTTTAAAAAGAATTTGTTCATGGAATTGAGTGGTTACGAAACTGCCGAAAAGAATTTAGAAAGAATAAAGAGGTTTAAATAATGTATTATGCCTGTCGAAGTGATTCCAATAGCGGTATCTATGCGCTAAGTAAAACTATATCGGGGTTTTCAAATAGATTCTCCGAAGGTGTAGAGATTATTATCTACATGGCGCACCCTAATACTGTTGATTATGGTATGTATTACACGGTTCAAGACGGAAAAGTTAAACGAAAAAAACCACAAACCCTACATGATATTGGAATGCAAAGGATGCTTGGCCTATGACAAAATATTCATTTTACGGTAATTATAGTAGCGTTATGAAATTTGAAGTTGGTAGAGTAAAAGGATCTTGTGTGATCCATTACAGACCGCCACAATATGAACCACCTAATATGATTTGTTATCCTGAAGAGGTAGAGTTTACTCATGTTGATGTTAATGGTAAATACATACCTTTTGAAAATATCAATGATGTTTTATTTAATATAATGCTAGAAGCATTTGAGGAGCATGAAAAGAGTGGATATAACTATTGAAGTTAAAAACAACTACGGGAATCTTATGTATTATCCTGTTTGTGAAAAAGCAGATTTGTTCGCAAGAATAGCTGGTAAAAAAACACTAACAGAACAGTGCATTAAAGATATTAAATCACTAGGTTACACCATTAAAATAAAACAACAGGAGCTTTCAGTATGAATAATGTAGTAAATTTGTTTGGTAACTCTCAGGTATTTAACGATAACGATTATGGTCCTGCCGACTTCGACATCGCTAAGGCTGATTTAGTTTATTATCCTGACCAGTACACAGAATTAAAATCTACTAAACATGTTCTGTATCGGACTGATACTGGTGCTGAGTTGGGTGTTCATGGTTCAAGGTATTCATCATTATATGATTTATCTTATAAGCGAATGATCGACAACCAACGGTCCATCATAGCTAGGTCAGACTTAAATACTTCAGGTATTACTGAAGACATTCAAGTATCCCACAATGGTGCTAAATGTTTTGTTAGGCATACTTTGCCCAACGAGTTTATTGAAACTCCTGATGGCGATAATGCTTCATTAAACTTCCTAACTGTCAGCAGTCTTGATGGGACTATGCCCTTTGTCTGCACTGTTGGAGCTAATCAGTGGGCTTGTATGAATGGTCAGATCTTCGTGTCTAAAGCTGCCAGTATTTATAAGTCAAGACATACGAAGAAACTAGACATTGACCAAGGCGCTAAACTAATCTCTAAAGCTGTAACGATTCTCCAGTCGGAAGCAGAAATCTGGAAAGGTTGGTCTAATACTAAACTAAATAATCAGGAAGCTTTTTTGTTATTTGCTAGGGCAGCCGGTGCTACGGCAGTCTTTAAGCGGCTTGAAGAATATCCTGATGATAACTATGCAAGAGCTTTGTTGGACGGTCAAGTTAGTAAGAACTCTGCTTTAATGTATATGTGGGATCGTTGGACTAAGCATTACCGTGGTGCTTTAGGTCACAATCAATGGTCAGTTTATAATGTATTAACTGATTGGTCCACCCATGCTCCAGCAGCAGGACGTCAGTCTCAAGTTAATATAGCTTCAATATCTTATAAGCGTGGCGAAAAGGTTCGTGAAACAATTATTAATAACTTTAAGGATGCGGCATGAATATAGATACCGATGCAGACTACGTACTTGAAGCTTACTGGTGGTCGCATAAATTAGTAGGTAAAGTAGCTAAGAAAAATAAAAAGTTTGTTCTTGCCTGTGTCACTGCTTACAGAGACTATCAAGATGAAGAAAGCGAGTGCTTGCAGCTTACAGAAATGCTACAACTAAAAGACAAACTTGTTGAGGTCTATCGCTATCACCCTGACGGTGAGGTTTGTGTTGAACTAACTATTAAACAGGAGTTCGTGAACGGATGAATAAGAAAGAATTAGTATGGGAGTTAATGGAACTTAAAGAACAAGATTTCAATGGTTATGATTTTCAATTTGAGCTTGGATATAGAGATGCTTTAAATGAAGCCATAGATTTAATCATGCCATTCCTAGTAAATATTAAGGAAAAATGATAATGAACATTGACATAGATTGGGACACAGTAGAAGCAATCGGTATAGAGTTCGTTAAAGAATCTTATATTGCATTGCTTGAGACCCTTCAAGGTTATGAACCAAACAACGAATCTTACATTAAAGAAATGGTTCTTGATCAACAAAGGGTCGCTAGCTTTGAAACTATTTTAAAATACATATTACCTAAAGGAGAATCAGATGTCTTCATTAATGGACAAAGAAAGAAACATATT